TATTCTTGTATATAATATATGAAAACGATTATCCGGCTTTATATAAATATGTACATCAAAATGGAGGCTTTGACATGTCAGAACTAAATGATCTTGAGAAAAGAGGGTACATGACAAATGATAACCCTAATTTAGCTAGCTCTTTAGCGGATTGCTATACAGTTACAAATAAGTTTATTAAGGAACTCTATAATACGGATGTTAACACAGCGTATGATGAGTTCTTTGATGCTTATCCTGTACAAATATACGTAGACGGTCGAAGACTACCGGGCAGAAACGCCACGCTTAAAACACGAACTTATTATAAGAAACAGATCGCTACTAAGCGAACTCTTCACAAAAAAGTAATGGAGTGTTTAGATTACGCTAAGCGTAATAATCTTGTCACTATGGGTATGGAAAAGTGGATAGAGACAGAACAGTATAGAAGTATTTTAGAAATAATGAAAACAAATATAGATGAATTTGAATCACCAAACGACAAACTTTACTAGTCTTCAAATAAAGACAGCTGAACAAGCTCTTAAAGAAGCAGATGTATTTTTAGAACAAGGAGCTAAAGGTGAAAGACCCTTTCTTGCTACTAGGTGGGACAAAGTTAATCGGATGTTGCTAGGAGGTTTTCATTTTGGTCAAACTTATTTTCTTGCAGGTGCTTCAGGACATGGTAAATCTTTCTTTGTAAATATGTTACATACAGATTTCACCTCCTATTATTTAGGTAACCAAGACGTAAAGATATTACACTTTAGTTTTGAGATGCATGCGAAAGATGAGATGATTAGAAAGATATCACAACTTAGTGATATAGATTATAGAAAACTAGTATCATCAGATAAACCTTTGACTATTCAGGAGCTGGAGATTATAAGAAAGAACTATGATAGGATGAAAAACAAGAATGTATTTTATGTTGAGACTCCTTCTTCTAGAGAAAGAATATATGCTACTATCAATGAGTTTTGTAATGAATTCAAAGATAGTAAGGTAGTTGTATCTCTAGATCACACTTTACTTGTAAACCCTAGTCCTGGTGAGAATGAAATACAATCTCTTGCAGAACTTGGCAAGATGTTTATACAAGTCAGAAAAGAGTTTAATACATGTAATATCCTTGTAGGACAAATGAATGATAAAATGGAGTCAAAAGAACGTAGAGATCCTACTAACCCCGCTTTACATTATCCTACAAAAACAGATATACACGGTAGTAAACAAATATATCATGCAGCTGATGTTGTTATGGTATTACACCAACCAGTACTCCTTAACTTAGAGTATTATGGTAAGAAGCGATTTCCTACTACAGATCTTGTAGCAATACACTGTCTAAAGAATAGAACAGGAACTGCAGGTCTAACTAGATTGAAGAACAATCTACAGAACGGTCGCTTCGACACTTATGAAAGTAAATTATTTTAATAACTTAATAAATCAATAGTAAATATGGAATTACCAACGAAAGTAATCAAATCAACAACAGTAAACCCTTCACTGTTAACTGTCTTCGGACAATCAAAGGTGGGTAAAACAACAATGTTATCTAAACTAGACAATTGTTTAATTTTAGATACAGAGAAAGGTACCAAATATGTAGATGCATTGAAGGTACAAATCAATAATAGCGTAGACTTAAAGAACACAGTTAGAGCATTGAAAGAATCAGGAGATCAGTATACTTACTTAGCTCTTGATACTATAGACAATGTAGTATCCTGGTTTGAAAAAGATGTAGCTAGAGATAATAATGTAGATAGCTTCGCTAAGATTCCTTTTGGTGATGGTTATAACCAGGTTCGTACAAGAACAATGGCTATGATTAGCGCTCTTATGGAATGCTGTGAACATATAATTATTATAGGTCACAGAAAGAAGACTATTATCGGTAATGACTCAGTAGAGGTTAATGTAAGCTCTCTTGATTTATCCGGTAAATTAAAGAACTATGTAATGGCAAAATCAGATGCAATTGGTTTTGTTTACAGAGACGAAGAAGGCAATTTAAAAATATCATTTGAAGCATCTGATGAGGTAGAAGCTGGTACTAGATTACAGCACCTTGCAGGTAAAATATTTGATTTTAAATGGTCTGAGATATACAAGACTGCAGTAGGTAAGTAATGATTAAATTCGTATATTGCATTAATAGTAAAACAATTTTAAAGTAAATTTTATGTACAAATTAGTAGAAACACAGAGTAACGCACCAGGCTACACATTGATGAAAGCCGGTGTTAATGAGAATGTTCGTTTAGTAGATGTAACATTCGACGCCCTTAGAAAAGATGGCACAGGAGGTAATTGCATTAGGTTTTATTTCCAAGACGAGGCAGGTGCTAAATTCACACAAACATACATGGAGGTAACATCTCTAGAAAGGTTAAAAGAGTCTGCAAAGAATGCGGCTCAATCAGGTAGAAGCTGGTCTTCAACACCTGAACAACTACACGCCGACTTATTGAGGAATGTAGGAGAATCTTTATACCATATGCTATCTGCGTTTGTACCAAAAGAGAAAGTAAGTATCGGCGGTGCAACTTGGGATGAACTTGGTAAAAATGTATTAAACTTGGTAGGTAATTCTTATGAAAACCTAAAGTTTAAAATCAAATGTGTGTATGACAAGCAAGGAAAGTATTTACAATTTCCTAATCGTCCACTACAGCCTTTTATGGCACCACAAGATAGCGATGTTCAGCTAACAGTCTCTTCTAGAGATAATGTTACAGCTGCAGAGCCTACACCAGAAGCATCTATAAGCACAAAACAAAGTGCTAGTAGCGGTGACTTATGGTAAGATAGAGTCAAATTTTCATTCATAATTAAGGGGTTTAAAGGTATACGTATCTTTGCCCCTTTTTTTATATAAAATAATAAATATGTATAATCTAAATCCAGTAGTAACTAAAGAGTTTATTTTAGGAAATTTAGATCAAGTGCAAATACTCGAACACTATTTAGGAATAAAAGTACAGAAGAAGAAAGTAAGGTCTCCGTTACGTACGGATAATAATCCTTCGTGTTCTTTTTCTGCTAACGGTAATGGTATTATATATTTCAAAGATTGGGCACAGGGATTTACAGGTGATTGGATAAAAGTCATACAATATAAGTATGGTCTAACTTATCAACAATCATTAGATAGATGCGCTGAAGACTTTGGATTAATAAAAATAGGTCTTAGATCTGTTACTCCTATTAACCGTGATTACACAAAGATACAAATTGAACCTACAGAGTCAGTAATACAAATAAAAATTAGATCTTGGGATGTGAACGATAGAGAATATTGGTCAACCTATGGTATAAACAGAGAGACTCTACAGTTATATGATGTGTATCCTTGTGAGATAGTATTCTATAATAGTAAAATAGTATATAACAGAACCAAAAACGATTTAGCATATGCTTATAGATTTGGTCCAGGTAAGTATAAAATATACATGCCTCAGCGTAGTTCATTTAGATGGTTATCTAATTTTACAAGCTGGCAGGGACTAGAACAGTTACCTAATACAGGTGATTGTGTGGTAATAACAAAATCTATGAAAGATGTTATGTGCTTAAGACAATTTGGTATACATGCATGCTCTCCGGCGAGTGAGGTAGCAGAACCTGAAGAGAAGATTCTAGCGGATCTTACTACAAGGTTTCATGATGTGGTTACATTAATGGACTTTGACTATACAGGAATTAAGATGGCTAATAAACTTTATAAGCAGTATAATTTCACACCTCTATTTTTAACTAATGGTAGGTTTGGTACTTATGATTATAAAGCAAAAGACATCTCAGATTTCTATGAGTTAAAAGGACATGATGAGACACAAGCACTGATTAATAATTCTATAATAACGTTAAATAATAAAATATGGCACAGAAATCCTTAGAAATATCTATTCCTTTATTTATAAAGAAAGTAATGATATCCAAAGCACGTAGAATGAAGTATTATAAGAAAGGTGGTAAAATACCTAAAAAATATTCATCCTATGGATTTGATAGTAAAAATAGACTGATTGATAATGATGGTGAATGCGTAGTAGCTAATCCTAGAACAATAGGCAAGCCTAAGTATGTTACCATTAATGGTCAAGCTTTGTATAATGCAAGAATGAGTCCGCACATTAGATCTAAAATAGTTAATGCTGTTAAAGATTCTTTTCTGCCTCACATACAAGGTATAGAACCTATAAAAAATCTACCAGTAAGAATATCATTAAAACTATATGATACTATAAGGCAAGCAAACTGGGATCTTGATAACCAATGGTTATATAACAAGTGTTTCCAGGATTTGATTGCTAAACATGGTATTATACCTGATGATGATATTAAATATATAACAAAAGCAGGAGCACCAGAGTTTTGTCCGGTGGATAATGAACAAGATAGAAAACTAGTTTTTATTATAACTCCAGAAACAAGAGATGAAGTAATCAAACACAAATATTATGATGAATTTTATAGCAACGATTCGTGAAGGTAGAATAATACCAGATGAACCACTAGTTATTAACGATGAACTTAGAAATTTCCACGAAAAAATAGTTAAGATAAGCATAGAGAAAACAAATCAGAGATCAATACCACAAAATAGATATTATTGGGGTGTAGTTGTACACACAATAAAAGAAAGATTCACAGAATTAGGGTATACAAGAACTGACGTGTCGGATCATGGCGTGTCTTCACCATTAACTAGAGATGATGTACATCAATTTCTTAGATCTAATTTTCTAAGAGATGATCTCATTTCTGGAGATGGAGAAATTCTAGGCACTTTATCTAAATCTACTAAGCAGCTGTCAACTGACGAGTTTGTAAAGTATTTAGATAACGTCAAGAACTGGGCTGTTGTCTCATTAGACATTGAGATACCGGACGCAGAGACTAAAATAAAGTATAACATAGAAATAAAAGAAAAGTAATGGGTAAAATGAAACGATTGTTTATTGAAATGCAAGAAGAAGCTGCACAAGAAGCAAGAGATCAGTTTGGTTTGCACATTCCAGAAGAACCTATAATGACTAGCAATAAGATACCGGCAATACAGTGTCCTAATTGTAATGGTGGTTATTTAATGTTTGACTGGAAAACAAGCGAAGCAAATTGTTCCAAATGCGGGCAAGATTTTGTTCATGTAGAAGATAAAACAATAAAATTTAAGTAAAACAATAAAATATGAAATTAGTAAGTAATTCAGATATACAACATGTTGGTACTATAAATAAAAGTATTGACTTTGGTATAGATAAAGAGAATATAGGTGTACTATTTAGAGGATTTTCAGACACTCTATATTCTAATAAAATAGGATCTATTGTACGTGAGCTCACGTCTAACTGCTTTGACTCTCATAGAGAAGCTGGAGTAAAAGACGACGTAGTTATCATATTACAAAATGCAGATCCCTTAACTGGAAAGAATGGTAAGATATGTTTTAAGGATGTAGGCGTAGGTCTAAGCACTGAACGTATCGAAGACATTTATTCCAAGTATTTTTCCTCTACCAAGAGAGAAACTAATAATGAAATTGGTGGTTTTGGTATTGGAGCAAAGAGTCCTCTAGCGTACACAGATATATTTGAAGTTAATACTATATATAACGGTATAGCATATAATTATATTGTACATAGAGGTGAGCAAGTACCTATGATTAAATTAATATCTAGTCAACCTACAGATGAACGTAATGGTACGTCTGTTATATTACCTGTGAAGGCAGGAGACGAAGAGAAGTTTATATCAGAGTGTAGGCATCAACTTAGATTCTTTGATAATATTACATACAAGGGTATGAATATTAACAATAATTATAAGGTATACAGAGGTAAGCATTGGATTGCTTCTCTTCATTCAAAATCAGATCATATTGAGTACAAATTATCTATATGTCTTGGTGGTGTTAGTTATCCTTTAGATACTAACCAGGTTAGATTTGAAGAGTATTACAAAGATTATAGTAATACATCTGTAGCACTGCATTTTGATATAGGTGAAATAGATGTTACTATGTCTCGTGAGAACATAGAATATAATGATAGAACTATAGAAGCTATAAAACAAAAGTATAAACTAGTTTCTGAAGAGCTATGTAGTATGTATGATAAGTCTTGGGCTAAAGTTATAGATTTTAGAGAGTATTTTATTAACACAAAAAAACAGAATAGTTATAATGTTAAGCTCCCTATTAATGATAATTTTGTAGATATGTCATTCTGTAAAGAAGACGCAGGACAAGTTCCTTTTTCTCCTTGGGGTATTCATGTAGATCAAAAACAAGTAGACATGATTCTTAAGACCTATGTAATACATCAAGGTAAAAGAGATATGAAGAAGTATGATAACTATGCTACTAGATTGTTACAACAATACAATCCTGCAGAATACTGGTTTAGAAAACGTGGGAAACTAAACACGTTAAAGAGTAACTATATACACGACGAGTGGTTCGATGATTATAATGAAACATTTGTTTGTGTTGAATTACAAAGTGAACCAGATTGGACAAGCTATACATATACTGACAAAGATGAGGCTAATTATAAAATAGTAAAACCTCTTCTTCTTAAGTATATAATAGATACATGTATAGGTAAGTATGATGACATAGAAGTTCCTGATTCTTACAAACCCGCTTCAAAATCAGCTGTAAAAGCTAAAGTACCTAGAACACAGGTTTGTGCTAGATACACTAGATGGAGAGGAGAGTATGATAGATCAGATTGGACTGATGTAGTTTTTTCTAAACAAAATTATATGTATGATGGTATAGAAAACCTTATTAATCAAGGTCATACTATTATATATAGTAATATGGAAGACGAAGAAACTCTACGTAAACTAGCTTTTGTTATAAATGCTATTCCTGAATGGAGAGCTAAATCTAATGAATATTGTACCATGCATAGAAGTCATATTCATATACATAAGATTGCTAATAGTCATACAAAGCACTATAAAACTCTAGGAGGTATAACTCCTAAAGATTTTATGGTAAAATTCTATAATCAGCTTATGAGTATTTCAATGTGTGATTTATTAGGTGATATGTATAAAGCGCACTCTAAATTGTTTGATCCTATATACGGTGTATTTCCTAAAGATATGGTTTCTATGATGCAACACATTGGGATGTACGATGATAGGTATAGAATGCATGATGAAAGTAATCCTAAGTGGAAAGACTGGACGAGATCTACTTATAATAGTCATGGAAAAATAGAAGCTGATGGAACTCATGTTAAAACTTTGAAAAAGTTATGTGACCAATTTAGTATACCTTATAATACAGAGAATCACGTATTACATTTTGGAGAACATGCACTTCATACAAATAGCTTTTATAAACTATTAAAACAAGTAATAGAAGAGCTTGGATGGATTGATCTGTATTTCGATCTTAACGCTAAGACTCAAAGAGAGTCTGTTATAGATAACAAAGCACTAAGTATTATTAAAGAGATACCTAGTAGAAACTATAGTAAATTAATGTATAAAATCAATAATTATTTTAAAAATGGATAAAAATCAAGTATTTGCAAT